GGCCTTGGGTAGGTTTATTCTGTGCGAGCGTTCATATAAAGTTGTTGTTTTCCCATCAATGGCTGTATCAAGCAGTGTTTGATATGCGCCACCATCCGTTGCCACATCGACGGCGTACTCAATGCGATAACCGCCAACATCACCATTGTCCGCCTGACGCTGTAATGAGGGCCATCCAAGACGAACACGTGTAGCCGAGAGTTGGGTATTTGTGATGGAGCGCACCCATGGCGTATCTGATTTAAGCTCTGTGTTAACCGTTATCTCATTCTCGACATTTGGCATTCCTTGAATGTAGTCCTGAGCCTGCGTGCCGGGACGATACTCCCAAGTAACCCCAGTGAAATTACTAGTACCGTCAGAGTTCTTTATAGGTGTGCCGTCCAGATAGATATTGGTTCCATCCAAACCTCCGGCGAACTCCCCCTCACCCAAAGCAATGAGTATTTTAGCTCTTGCCGTCGATTGAATACTGTCCGGTGACTCAACTGGCGTTGTGGCATTGCTGCCCCCACCTTTGCGGCCTTTAATTGGTTTACGTGCCATATTTCACCCATAAAAAAAGCCCACAAAGTGTGGGCATTGGCGTGTTTATTGATCAACTCAATGGCGATTACCGGCTGATCTTCTATTGTGTAAGGTCAGCCCACCCAAGCCGCGCATGGCTAGGGTGTTATCTATCGGAGGAATGGCTGATTTACTCTGGGATAAGGAAATAGAAATGTCGAAATATACAATAAGTAGTATTACTGAGCTGTCTCAACTACAAGACTTGAAACCACCGTTCCACACAAACATTACCGTTAATCTTAGAACTGCGGCTGGTCAAACAGCTGTTAGTTTTGACCCTCATGGAATGGACATAATGAATATGACAGTCAGTGAAATCGGGGAGGCTGCGTACAAAATATTTATTGATCGGCTTTCTGCAAACAACAAATAGCGGCTCTTAACTCATTAAAGTTAAGCTGGTTTAAATCTTGATAGCAGATCACTGCCTCTTGGATGCTAGTGATCTGCTGTTGCATGTCTGACACCTGCTGCTCTAGCGCTTCAATTCGTTGTTCTTGCGTCATAACTCACTCCTGCCTTTCGGCGTTAATTAAAATAACCGCTCTTACATTTGATCTTCAGCATAAATACCCGCCGAGATAACCGCCCCGCCAATTCGACGCTTGCCGTAGAGTACGCCCACCGGGTTACCCTGAGCCGTAGAGTTAACCGGGCCGCCGAATGCATAGCTTGGCTTGTTGTCTGGTGATTGCCTCATGGCTAACCCACTCTGCTGCGGTGATAGCATTTGGATAACGCCGCCAAGGGCCATGGATGCGCCCATCATTGCCATTGCACCACCCCATACTCCACCCGCGCCAAACGCCACCGCCAAGCCTCCACTCATAAATGTTGCCATACCGATTAAAGCTACGCCGAGTATGGTCTGGAACAGCCCACCGCGTTTGCTCCCTATAATTACAGGAACAATACGAATTTCTTGTCCACCACTTGCAAGCTCCAACTCATCCTTGCCGACATTTCTCTTATTTTTGAATACAGCAAACGTGAGTCCACGCTGCTTAGCCGTCATCAGGTATTGCTCAAAGCCAGGAATAGTTACGCATAAAGCCTTAATAACTTCGCCAGAGCTACCAACTAATCGTTGATGGTCGCGACCGAACATCTTAGCTAATGAACCGCTTAGTTTGATTGGTGTCATTACTTCTTGCGCAAATAAAGTCATATTATCTCCAATAAAAAAGGCCGCCTAAGCGACCTCGATTTGTTTTACATAGTTGTTAGATGCATTTTTTAATGCCATCAACTCTCTGATTAATTCTCCAGTCAAATAATCCTGTTTGAACAAAAAAATTAACTGTAGAACCATTATCTATATTATGTACATCTGCGACTTCTGTTTGATTTGGGGTAAATACTGAGAACCCATTTGGTAACAAGCTCATGCTGACATCAGTAGCGCCCCCACCAACAACTTTAAATTTCTGCCATTCCATGGTGATGCAAGTAGCAAGAACTTGAGCTTCTTTTTTACTCTTAAATTCTGAATGTGGGCCACGCTCTCTCATTTCACTTATGCTGGAGCATCCAGCCAGCACCAAAACTACCAAACTTATGATTATCTGTTTCATTTATTGCTCACTTATCCATCCAGTATTTGTATCTAGCGTCAAACTCATCTCTGATGCTGCTCGGTAATTTGTTTTTTAATTTATCAAAATCATTAGCATAGCGAGTTTGAATATTCATAGGGTGCATACCGGGATTTATTCTTTTTAGTTTATTAACCATTTCCATAACTGCATGATCATTAATATCAAACCCAACTTTCCTGCGTATGAAGAAGGAATCAAAAGGTAAATCAGAGGGGTTAAATCCGTATTCTAAATTTGAAGAAATAACTTCATCTGCTGGCTTAACATCACTCCCGCAGTGTTTGCATTTAATGGCTTCAGGTTTGATTAGTTCAGCGCAAAAAGGACACTTCCTCATTCCGTTGTCTATTTGTTTCTGTTCTATTGTCTTATTGTCTGAACTCATAACTATTGAGTGAACCAGTGCCACAATAAACAGCAAAGCCCCGTATAGCCACCATAGGCCAAATGATCGCCCCTTACTATTTGCTATAATAGCTGGTATTAACCCAAGAAAAATCGCCGCTATGATAATTTCCAATCGTTCACCCTCCATGAGTAACAGTTCGTTACATCATAGCAGGGGATCGCTGCAAAATAACGCAAAAACCCACAGTTAAGTGGGTTGGGTTTTGTGTGATGCTGAATTAATTGTTAGTTAATGGTTATATCAGCTTTTTTACCACGGAAAATAACCTTTTTATTTTTGGCCCGAATACAGGCGTCGGATATTGCTTTCATCCCATATTCAACATTTGCGATATGTTTGCGCATCGCAACAATCTCAGCCTTAGGTGCTGAAACATCATAACCAGCCATCTCCATGATATTAATAAGCTGTATCGCAGCAGATGTATCGCTATCACCGCACAACATATCAATAGTCACGTTGAGGGATGGGGTGAAACAAAAATGGTTCTGTTTCATTTTGGTGATGTTCTCTCGGTTACCGTATTTAACCGCTGGGTTGTTATCGAACCACCACTGGATAGGTAGACTAACTTCCAACTTCGGCACTGGTAACGCTTCCTGCTTGCCGAGGAACTCACCCTCTATAGTCACCCGCGCCGCCAACGATAACGCCTCCGTGAACTGGTCTTCGCTGATTTCTTTGTAGCTGCAACCAAAGTGAGTCTTTAGTGCTGACCACATAGTGATCATGGCCTTGGCTTGGTTCTCTTTTGGTAGAGCCTTGCCGCGATTCATTACTAACTGTTTGACCGCTTCCTGTTGCTCGATGGTGATTTTACCGGGCAATGCTTTCTTGGTGGCTTTGCGTGGACTGTCATAGCTTCCTGTTTTACGAATTGCGGGAAGAACTTCGGCAGTAACCCACTTGCGCACTCGGTGAGGTATGGTTCCCGGCTTTACAGCATCACGGCAGCGGAGTATCAGTGTATACATTCCTGACTCGCTTACGATATTGGCCTCTTCATTACCACGACTTAAGCCCTGAATTGAAGTTAGGGCTTTCTCATCATCATCTAAATTCATGATGGACTTGGTTGGGTTCGATAGTTCGAGCACACGGCATAAATCAGCAGCAACGAACCATGGCTCATTATGGATACTTAACACCCGAACAGCATGAGTATCAAAATGGAACTGTGATATTGCGGAAGTTTGCGTGTTATTTGCATTTGACTTTGCTAAACTATTCATTGTTAGTTCCTTGGTAGATACTGACAAACTAGAAGCCTCGTTCGTGTTCGCGCACTTCGGGGCTTCGCCATTATTAGGCTTCATCATTTCTCTTCTCTATCAATCCATACACTTTTCTCAACTGATAAATCACCTCAGTATTAAATTGCCGACTCTGATTTTCACCATTGTTTTGTATTGCCAGACAGATTTCCTCAGGGAAACGGATTTTGCGCTGATACATGTCTTTTGCTTTTTGCATTTGGATTCTCCTTGAATGCCTCACGGTGAGGTAAATTTATTGTCACACCGTGCGTCATTGAAGTCAACCCCACGGTGGGGCATAATTTCAAGTGTCATTACTATCATCAAAATTGGAATCGCCATGAGTAGAGAAGACCCGCAATTACGAATCCGGCTTCCTGTTGAATTAAAAGAAAAAATAGAAGGGTCGGCAAAAGAAAATAATCGCTCTATGAATGCCGAAATAGTTCAGAGATTAGACGCGAGCTATCTTAGTGAATTTCCAGAAGATGGCGTTCTTTCGGCTAAAGACGCACTTCAGATCGCAAATAATGCCAAAGAAAGCCTATCCAACCTCATATTCACGAGAACGTTTGCCGAAATTAGCAAGAAAGTAAGGATAGGACACAAAAGTTTTTGCATTGATCTTGATGACTTAGAACTTGAGGTTCTTAGCGATGATGATTTCAACTACGTTCTTAAACGAACTTTTTCACGATTGACCGAACTTGGCTATATTCTCTCCGAGAAATCATTAGATAGTGGCGGGTTCATGATTGAGATCCCTGAGTAGATGCCAATAAAAAACCCACCAGAGTGGGCTAGAATGCAAAAACCCGCCGGAGCGGGTTTAGTTTTTATTCGGAGCAACTTAGTGCAATTGTTCTGTACTGATCACGAATAGTCTATGGCAATGGCAATCTCTGTCATCACCCCAACAAAAATCAGCCCATGTCCCATAAAAATCATCCCAGTTAGTCATAAAAGTCAGTGGGCGATCTTCCTCTGAGCCATTCGACACATATACATAATGCCCTTCAGCCTGAATAGCCCATGCAATCATTCGCTCCCAGAAACGACGACCTTCATTAGTCTGTTCGCTATCAGAAACAACGATTGAGTACTGAGTCAGGAAGTGGCGAAAAAACTCCTGAGGCAAACCATGGACTGCACTATCATGCTGTGGTTGAACAGTACGCCAGACTAAAATCTGAGTACATGTTTTACGTGTAGGAACGATATGCTCAAGGAAAGCCAGTTTCACCGCATATACTGTTTCCGGTATAGCTGCGTCTGTAACAAGGCGGTAATGCTCCCCGTTTACAGAAACAAGTAGACGATACCCGTGAGGAGTTACAAATCCAGGCAAAGAGAATTCTTTCACGCCTGATGCCATAAAGGCTTCAGTATGCTCTATGTTTTTCTCTGTCATGCTTAGTTTGGCATCAAAGCCAGCCGCGGGGATAAGTAATGGCATTTTCTCGTTCGCTATATATTTGTTCATTATTTCCTCCCGATACTACCGGAGTACTTATGACAAAAACCGAAATTTCGTCTTCGGTGTAACGGCATAACCGTTATCGCAGTTATGATCTAAAAAGAAGTCTACTTGACAAAGGTTGCGCTTTCAAGACTTATCCACAAAAGCGTCCACACCCCTATGTAGCCCTTATCTGCTGTGGGTTCCCTTGTGGGTAACTATAAACCCGATAAAATAAATAATATGCAAGAATTGCGCATTTAGCCATTTATTCGCTCAGCTATTTATAATTGTGAAATTTCATACCTCACCACCTTCATAGTCCTTTCCTGCCAATAACCACCGTAAGGCACTCGCTGGCTAAGTTGCCCATATGGGTGGTGAAGCAGCATGCCATCTTCCAGCAGAATCCCCCCATGGTTAGCCACTGGCGCGGATACTTGCATGATGATCAGGTCGCCCGGCTGCGCTGGGCCACTGAACTCACGGAAACCGCATTCATACCAGTTATCCATATAGAAGTTTTCCGTGCCGGACTCCCACCAATGCCGGTCAACGCGATAGTCTTTCAACTCAATGTCATGTGTTTGCCTGAAGTAGGACATTATCAAGCCCCAGCAATCGGTATGACCTAATACGAACTCCCGGCCGACTAGCGGGAGGTCGCCGCGCGGCTGGATAGTCCGTAAATCCCCTTCTGGCCAGCTAACAATGTGCCAGGGTAGTTCGTTATTATCGCATTGGGCCATGTCCAATTCGGACGGCTGAGTGGTAGCGTCGGGGTGGCTGTGAACAATCGCCGTGATGGTTCCCCAATCTTCTGCCTCTACATAGCCTGTGGGGTCAAGGTGAAACTGTTCAGTCGGGTTTGTCGCCAGGTTCTCGCACGGAAAGTATTTCTCTACTCGCGACTTCTGAGCAACAACCCCACAGCACTCTTTGGGGTGTTCAGCCTCGGCATGGGCCAATATCGCTTTAAGCGTTTTATCTCTCATCTCTACCTCTTGATCAGGGCCGCGCCGGGGAACCCACCAAACGGCAATGGGTTATCGGCTCCAAATCGTTTTTTGCAATCGACCAACAGCCCAGAGCATTTATCCTTGCTTGGGTCATCTGTCGGATTGCCTTTCTCGTCGAAGTACAGCGTACCGGCATAATCGCAGCCATTACCTGAACGGTAGTCTCCGCGCATGCACCAGGTGCAGAGGGAGTGAATTTGCCGGGTAGGAATAAGCAGCCCCTGCAAATCTGCTGGGCTGGAAAGTGTGAATTCAACAATCTCATTGGTTTCTGTCGATTTACTGTCGATATAGTAAACCTGCACTTTCTCTTGTTCTGGGTCTGCATCCGAATTGCCTTCGGGGAAGTTCACGGCATCCAGGTAATGTTTGAACGTGTCGTGAACAATAACTTTAGCCTGCACCATATCGTCAAAGGCCAGACACAGCGCGGTGATAGTTCCATCAAGGTTTGCGACCGATAACTTTGGCTGCGCACTTTGTCCATCGCTGGACATCTCAATACCTTCAACCTGTACCGGCCACGCCGAATACTCTTCCCCCTGCCACCAGATAGACTTGGCTGGTAGTTTGGATTCATCACCATTGGCGGCTGCAATTTCTTCTGGGGTATGGGGTAATGTGTCAGCGTGAAATCGCAATAACGGGCCATCAAATTTAGAGCCGTCCACTTCATACAGGCGAACGCGGTTACCCGGCTCCAGTCGTTGCAAGTCAGTATTAATTGTCATATTTCACCCAT